GGATGTATTTGCAAAACCACCTTGTTCAATACCTGGTTCATCTAAATCAAATGCCGTATCAAAATTTTCAAATTCTTCATCTGAACCCATTTCAGGAATTAATGAACCTTTAGGTAATTGAAATGAAACATAGTATCTGTTACTTCTAGCAAGACCTTCACCTTGTGCTATGTATTGCAACATTTGATTAATAAGTGCTGGTTTTGTTGCACTTAAATTAGGATTATCAGGTACTTGTCCACCTTCTATCTGTCTAAATCTTGGGTCAAATTGCACATTGTCTAATGACCTATCTCTAGGTATGCCTATTCTGACATCTGAACCAAATATTTTAACTCCGCCTCTAAATATTGCCATTTTTAACCTCTACTCTGTCCGTAAACATAACTTGCACTTCTCTTTTTAAACTGTTGTACAGGTAGATATACTGCCGTTGGGGCGTCTTGTAAATCTACTCTCATAAAACCTGACCTTACTTGTCTGTACAAATATCTTTTTATTGTTGGTTTAACTCTTGCAAGACCACCTACTCTTGAATAACTTACATCTAATCTTGTTGTACTATCAAATTTATTATTACTAGCAAATCTTTGCAATTGATTTAACAATCTAAATCTAATCACTGGTGATAGATAATGAAAGTTCATACCTAAAAACCCACCTCTAAATCCTTCTAATGGCAATACAAGAGGAAAAGTATCATAATAAGGTAGTGTTTCTTTAAACTTTGGGTCATAGAAAAATAGATTTAATCTGCCACTTGATGGTCTTTGATTAATCTTACCTTGATTATATAACTTTCTAGCAGTTATAGTATCAGCGATACTTGCTACTGCATTTCTATACCATGTAGATGATTTTTTAACACCATCTGTCTTATCACTTATCTTGTCAAATATACTTGCCATGGTACTATTTATACTAAAAAGGGCATACCTATTACTAGATATGCCCTAAAGTTTACGATAGCGGAGAGAGATACCTCTTATTCTTCTGCTAATTTACTAAAATAATCTAGTGTATCATCACTATCACTAGCAGAAGCCGTAGAGGCGCTATCTTTACTTTGAACCGTACCAGTAGATGTGGATGGGAGGTCTACATTTTCTACTGTGTCGGTAGACTTGGTACCTGTAATTACTCGATTCAGTTTCTCTTTGAGTTCCTCATACGATTTAAAATTACTGGCATCCAAGAATGGTTTTAGAGGATATTGTTTCTCCCATATCGCCTTGATACTGTCATCATTATCAGCGATAGCAGAAACACCCTCAAATTCAGATTTATCATAATTCCAGAAACCATCAACCTTTCTAATTTTCAGTTTGAAGTTTGCACCTTTCCAGAAATCAAATGGGTTTATAGGTGTTTCATCATCAAACTCGGGTTGCATTGCCTCTGTTATCTTATCAAATATTTTTTTACCAAACTTGAACAGTTTTACTTGTCCTTCATTTTCAGGATGTGCTGGGTCTGATACAATAAGCACATTTGAATAGTAAGATAATTTTCTCTTACGATTTCTAGCAATGCCTTTATCAGATTCAACACCTGTATTCCATAGTCTAGTGTTTTCTTCACTAACAGGGTCTTTATGACCTAGTGTAGTTAAAGAGTTTTCAATGTACCAACCACCTGGTCCTTGAAATGCATGAGACCATAATCTAACCCATGGCATATCTTCACCTGATGTTGCTGGCAAGAATCTTAATACTGCATACCCATTACCTGTTTTATCAAGTTCTGGTTTCCACAGTCTTTCATCTTGGTATTTGTTTTGTTTTTTTGAATCCTCAGGATTGAGGTTTTCTTCTAGTGCCTTAGTTAGTTTGTCAAAACCACTAGATGATGTTTTTAATGATTCAAAGTCCATATTATCCTCCGTATTATTGTATTGTTCGTATTTTCGTATTGTAGCAATGCTACATAACTATTTATAACAGTTTGATGACCATTATATAACATTTATTTAAGTTTGTCAAGCATGGTTGAGTATGTAATATATTCAACATTTTTATTATTTACCCATGTATCTACTACACAATTTATAGGGTCGCTAGTACCCACAGGTTTTTCATTTACTTTATAAAACTGTATATGTTTATATTCAGTAAACAAAGCACCCCATTGTATTTTCCAATTCTCTGATGGTGTTTTACCGTTCTCTGGTGAAACATAATGGTCTGTACCTTTGTACATATTGTTTACAAGATGATTATAACTTTCTAAATCATGTCCTATTAAATAAACCTCTTTTAAATCTTTTATTTGTTCTACTGCAATTCTACCACTAGTAGCACCGGCTGCCCACCCTAAATCTTTCTTATAGTTTTCTATCAAGTCTGTTATGTTGTTTGAATAATCTGGTTGATTAATCCAACTGACATTGATTGATGAATGATTAATCTGTTGTTGTATTATTTCTTTTGTTTTACCATGTGCCTTACCACTCTTAATAATGTTTGCAAGACCTGATAAGTTAGAACCATGAAATACAAATTCTTCAGCATTTGTTCTTTCGTTTTCAATATGTTTATCATAATAATCTTTTATTTCATCTCTTGTTATTTTATCTACTGCACCGTATATCATCATTTCATAATGCATAGCAGGAACTTTTGTCCAGTCTCTAAACCATGCCTCATTCTTTTGACAATAACCACTATTGTATATCTCATGACATATGCCATGGTCTACTGCAACAAGCACATCAGGTGTAAAGTCTCGATACAAAGCATTACAACCATATATCTTACCATGAGGTCTTAATTGTTCTAAATCAAAACCCTTTCTACTTTCACCATTGCCTATGCAAAATGCTTTACTCACTTTTTATACCTGTCACCTTACTGTCTTTAAATCTTAATTTTAATTCTTTTTTTGCTTCTTCTACTGTTAAACTTTTCAATGCATAGACAAATGTTTTTTTGCCATCAATTGTTAAGTTATATTTTTTGTATATGCTTTCTTCTGTCATGCTTCAATGTATACCTCATAAATGTTTAAATACCAATCTGTAAAAAAATGATAGTGTAAAATACCTATCAACATTATTGTTGAACCTACAATATTAACTACTATCAATGACCAATCATTCCATAATATACCTACTATCAACCAACCTGTAATACCTACAAATTGAAAATACATATTATATGGGTATAGATTCATGGCTGTTGTAACTGCACCGAATATCAATACGATACTTGCAAACCATTTTATATACCAATCTAATCCCATAGATATTTTTTCATGTACCATTTTTGAAACTCCGGGTCTTTTTGAAATTCTTCATGCAATTCACTTGCCTCTACTTGACCACTTCTGATACAGTCAGCAAGTAATTGCCACTTTTCTTCTTTTGTATATACCACTTCTTTGCCATCTATGTCTGTAATAATTCTATCTTCTGTCATAACATACCCACTACTGTTGCAAATATTAATACTGTTAAAAGTATAATGTTAAATACATCTAAATCCATTATGCAAATACCTCTCTTAATATTATTTTTGTTTCTGTTTGATTAAATCTTAAAAACGGTTTAAACTTTTGTGCTTTTTTATAAAAATCAGGCCATACTATTTTATCTTTTATTTTTTTATCCCAATCTTTTAAAAAATCTAAATGATAATCCATAACTAATAATGTCTCAATAGATATCTTCTTACCTATAGCAAGTTTTAAAAGTCTAGGATGTTGACCATCATCTACTCTAAAAACACTTTGATGAGAAGCTATTTTTGCAATCTCATTTATCTCTTGTTTTAACCAATAATTAAAACCCTCTTTACGCTTTTTATATTGCAAATATGTATCATGACTATCTCGTTCTAGTAGACTACCTGACCATGCCTTGTTTTTCTTTACAAAATTTGCAATCATAAAATCATCAATCTCATCTTGATTATACTTTACACTTAGTTTATGAAACATATATCTGTCGTTTCTTTTAGTAAATGTTTCTAACTTTGTATGTACCATGCCACTATGTTCTGTATAATCATACTTGTCTGTGGTAAAATGTAGTTTATACGCTAGATACTTTCTGTAAACTGCAAAACCATCATATGTCATAAAGGTAGTTTTCCTCCTTTCTCAATCAAATTAAGACCTTGTGCCTCTATTGTAATTTTTTCTTTTAGACTTTTAGAAATGTATCTGCCTACTTCTGCTGGGTCAATTTTATTTTCATCACAATAATGCAAGATGGCATCCATGTAAGACATGTCGCCATTGTTTCTTTTGATTTCTTCAATCTTTAAACTAAATTGTTTAGCGTTCATAATATAAAAATCTTGGGGTGTATTTCTGTGTGCCGAGCATACACCAAGCTCCGGCACTTCTTAAAGTGGTAGAGTGCCTAAACTATTTAACCTCTTGTAATTGTGGATTAACTGTGTCATAAAAAGTCCTTATTGCATTTTGCAATTCTTCTTCATAATCTTTCGGTTCTTTCACAAATGCTTTCATTGAACCATCTTCAGCAGCCATCAAGACTACTATTTGTTCTATTGGTTCATTAAATGTTTCGTTGTACATAATTGAATATGCTGTACATTGTAGGAAATAGTTTTCTACCCACTCCTCGATTCTTTCTTTATTTGCTGTTTTAAAATCAATAACTGATAGTTTACCATTGTATTCTGCAACACAATCTACTTGACCTGCAAGTGTCAAGTTTTTACTATACATAATTTCTTCTACTAATCTAATGTTATTAATTTGGTCTAGATAGGGTTTCATTAATTTAAATAACCCTAATGGTAACACATCACGAATGGATGGTGTCTCGTTCTTCATATATTGTTCTACTAATGTGTGTAGAGATTTACCTCTGTTTGCACATCTTCGCATTTCCCAATTGGCAACATCTTCACCAATTGACTTACGCCATTTTTTAAGTCCTTCAGATTTTCTCATGCTCAATACTGAAGTAACAGACGGATAGTTTACACCGTCTATATCATAAAATCTGTAATCACCGACTTTCTTACCTTTTGTTTTAGGTAATAATGTCTTATCAATGTCTGTATGTATAAATTTCATATTTAATTCTCTATTATTTAATCTACCTATTATATAACAACCAGCAAAGAATGTCAATGCTGGTTGCTACTATTTAGTTATTTAGGATATACTGAAGGTGCCTTTACAGATGATTTTGTAAACTCTGGATAAGCATCCAGACCACATTCAGATACATCAACTCCTACTTCCTCATCATCATCAGATACTCTTACACCCCATGTTAGATGTATTGCATACCAAAATAATGAACTGACTACGAAAGTCCATAAGAAGATTACAACTATTCCGTATAACTGTGCTGATAGTGTTCCTGTAGTAAATACTACTGCAAGTAATCCCCATATACCTGCTGTTCCGTGTGCTGATATAGCACCCACAGGGTCATCTAACTTCAGTTTATCTAAAGCGATAATTGAGAATACTACTAATATACCACCAACTGCACCTATTATTGTTGCAAGTCCTGGTGTTGGTGCTAAAGGTTCTGCTGTTATTGAAACTAGACCTGCAATTGCACCATTAAGTGCCATTGTTAAGTCTGATTTACCGAATAATACTTTAGATACAATCAATGCACCCATAACGCCCCCAGCGGCAGCCAAGTTTGTGTTTACAAATATTTTCGATACTGCATTTGCCTCTGCAACATTTGATACTATTAATTCTGACCCACCATTGAATCCGAACCAACCTAACCATAGTATAAATGTGCCTAGTGTTGCAAGTGGTAAGTTTGCACCAGGCATAGCGTTTACTTTGCCGTCTACATATTTACCTTTTCTTGAACCTAGTACAATAACACCGGCAAGAGCCGCTGTCGCACCACATAAGTGAACTACACCTGAACCAGCAAAATCTAAAAATCCTGCCTCATCTAGGAATCCACCACCCCATTTCCAATAACCTTGAATAGGGTAAATGAAACTGGTCATTACTACACAAAATAGCAAGAACGGCCAAAGTTTCATTCGTTCTGCAACTGCACCTGATATAATCGAACATGCTGTTGCTACAAATACAACTTGAAAGAAGTGGTCTGCCATGTATGAATAATATACATCGCCACCACTAGCAAGTACTGCTTCTGTTGTATTATCTTCACCTAGAAAGAATAATAATTCACCTGAGTACATTATATTATATCCTATAATCATATAACATAAACATGCTATTGAGTATAGTGCTATATTTTTTGTAAGGATTTCTGTTGTGTTTTTAGCTCTGACAAGACCAGATTCAAGCATTGTGAACCCAGCGGCCATCCACATAACAAAAGCACCCATTACAAGAAAATATAGCGTGTCTAGAGCATACGATAACTCTACTACTGTATTTTCCATTATTTACCTCTTGTTTTTTAAGGTGAGCAATCTCACCATTGTTAATTATAGTCAGCAACCTGACTGTCTTATCATAATATAGTTTTCAAATCTTTTAACTTCTCGTTAATTTTAGCACTTTATCAATTTGTGCTTTTATAATAGGTGCCCTATTAGGCCAGTATATATAATCTTCTTCACTTTTTGCTAGATTATATAGGAAAGGCAATATCACTTTTTCTAATTCTTTAAATCTTGCCTTTGTTTGTTCATCTGTTATTTCTTTTGTAACAGTATCTTTTTCAGCAACTATCTGCATGACTTCGTTCATCATACTTTTTATAGATGATACATCAGACTTAACTTTTGCTAATTCTAAGTTAGTCTCTTTGTTCTCACCTACTACCACCTTTTCTTCTACTGGTTTTTGATTGACCGGTGTAAAACCATAATCTTGGTCTAAATCAAAACCTCGCATATAATCAGGTATATCTGCCATTACTTCTTCCTCTTGTTCATGTGTTTTTCAACAACTTGTTTGGTCTTTATATCTTTGATAGACTTGTTGCCATGTCTCTCTGCAAGTGCTGACCTAGGATGTGCTTCTGCGATTCTGGATAGATTTTCTTTCCATCCAGAATCACCTTTAATTCTTCCGACACCTGCAACTATATTTATACCTGTATGCACCTGTTCAACATCAGGATTATCTTTTAAATATTGTTCTTTCTCAGATATCTTTAAAAAGACATCTTCAACAACACCTGTAGTTTTATTGTGAAAGGTATAAGTAGGCATTAATTCATGCTCTCTAATGCTTTAGTAAATCTATTTGCATGAGACCTTTCTGCCTTTGCAAGAGTTTCAAACCAATCTGCAATTTCATCAAAACCTTCATCACGAGCAGTCTTTGCCATGCCTGGATACATGTCTGTATATTCATGTGTCTCACCAGCGATAGCAGCTTTTAGATTCATTTTTGAATCACCGATAGGTTCACCTGTTGCTGGGTCACCACATTCTTTTTCAAGATATTCTAAATGACCATGTGCATGTCCTGTTTCACCTTCTGCTGTTGAACGGAATACTTGTGCTATATCATTTTGACCTTCTACATCTGCCTTAGCGGCGAAATATAGATATCTACGATTCGCTTGTGATTCACCAGCGAAAGCGTCTTTTAGATTTTGTTCAGTTTTACTTCCTTTAAGTGCCATAATTTTCTCCTAATGTAAAATAATATGCCAGAATAATACTACGGCAGATACAAAAAGAAATGCCTTAACATAATCTGGTAAATCATCACATACTTTTTTAAATATTTCGTACATGACTATCCTCCTAAAGCTTCAGCATACCAGTCTGGCATTTTTGATGGTGCCTTCCAGGTAGCGAATCTTTGTTTTTTCATTATATAATAATTGCGATAACTTTGTATCACATCACCATCTACCTTACATTCATCTGGCATAGCAGGTGTAGGTAAAGTAGGTTTTTTATTTAAGGCGATATTTACAGGTGGGTTTCTAAGAACACGACCTAACTTAGTAACTGCTAAGTGGTCTACACCCTTATATCTTTTCTTAAATTCTTCATTGAGTGCCATCATATGTCTGTATAACCAGTTATAATTAAAAGCACTTTGCATTAACCATACAGTAGAAGGATGTTTTAACCACCCTGCCTTGTATAGTAAATTCTCTTTGACTTCATCATCTAGACGCCATCTTTTAATCTTACGACCATTCTTTGTTAAGTCTGTATATTCTGTGCCATCTAGAACTCTATGTGCTGTGCATAGTAATTGTGCTGATTCTAGTATCATCTTGACAACATGTTTATCACATGCCATCTCGGCAGATACTTCAGGACTTTCGTGTAATGCAAATATATTCATAATAAACCTCCACTATAAGACACCATTATATGGTATTTTTAGCGATATGTCAAGCTTTTTATACATTATTTTTATACTTATCATTCGGGTCTTCTCGCCATGTATGTATCTGACTTAACTTCAATTTAATCTCATCTGGTGATAATGTAGCTTTTTCCTCATCTGTTAAGGATTCCATAAACTGTTCATATTCCCTTTCTTTCTTCCATATCTTTTTTTGTTTTGCAAGTATTTCAGCAACTGTCTCGTTAGCGTCTCCTTCAACAGTTTCAGGTTCTAGTCTCATTCTTCTTTCTTTGAGTGATATGTTTGCTGATATCAACATGAGAACTGCAACAGGGTCAAATACAAATATTAATATAATAATTATGATTCGTACTGCCTTATCAAAATGATTTTCTGCTTCATCACCATAAATAAATTCTGCAACATATTTGATAGGTCCTAAATCTGCTTCTAGTTTTAATTGTTCTGTTCTTATACCTGCCTTTTTATCTGATAATTCATTTATTTTATTTAAACTTTCTTCAATTGTTTTTTCTAATAATAACCTTTCTTCTCTTTGATTATTTCTTTCTGCAATCGCCCTCTGTGAACTACTAGAAAAGAAACTAGTTTCTTCTGACTGATTTATAATTAATTCATCCATCTTTTCTAATTGTAACTGTGAACGATTAATTACATTCTGTCTTTGTTCTATCTGTTCATCTAAAATCTGTACTTGTAATTTATTATTACTTTCAGGTACTACTTGGTCTAAATGTGCCTTTGATAAAAACCCAAATATACCTACTGAAGTTATAAAAATTAAAATAACAACAGCACTTGTTAAGTAATACTTGATTGACTTTGGTAATAATGGACTATGCCAATTATTATACAACCAACTTGCCATAACAAGTTTTGCAACTTCTAATGCCCCACCCATAGCGATAATCGCTGAAGTGGCACCTGCAAATAAAGCTGCCAACCCTATGATACTATAACCTGCGGCTATAATAGATAGAGATATACCTGATATCAATGTTAGATAAGTTAAAAACATCTAACTATTTATAATCGTTCTAAGTCTCTTATTATCTCAATAACTCTATCAGCGTAATCTGGTGTTTCACTATATCTATCCATAGTCTGTATTGCAACTTTAGGATTTATAGGTTTATCATTCATTAAAGCATAGTTTCTATACTTTCTAAATTTATAATATGCCTCATGTGTGTTTAATAAACGGTAGTATTCTTTTACCGAATCACATTTATTTAAAAATACTCTATACATAACATCTTCATTTTCTTTTGCATGTCTATGAGGTACTTTGTTTGAAAATGCTTTTATACCAAATAAATTGTTTGAATCTTTTGCCAAGTCTGATTCACCCCAGCCAGTTTCTAATACTGACTGTGCAACTATCATATTTCTAGGTATATGATTATTTCTTGTTATTGTTGATTCTATCTTATCTATACATTGATGTAGACTATCTACATATTGTTCTTGATTTGTGTATTGAAAACTAGGGTCTGGAAAGTCTCTCAATACATAGTGATTAGGATTAAATGTTCCTATATAATATATTACAAGTGTGTAAAAAGCACCTGCAACTATTTGAAAAAATATATTAATTATTTTATTTACAAGGTTCATGTCTTTCACCACCTTTCATATTATATGTTTTTTCTCTTAGTATATCAAAATTAATAACTAAACTTCTTCTCATTCCATTACCATTAAAAGGATAAACTACATGTTGCATGTCATAAGGAAAAATATAAAAATCACCTACTTTAGGTTCTATTACATGTGTAGGATTACTCCAAGAGCCACCGCAATTTCCTATTAATTGTGTTCTGCCATTTAATTTTTTTCCTGTATCTGTTACCTCTTTTCCGAAATCAGGAACTTTTAGATATAATATAGAAGAAAATCCTATATCTTCTACACCACTATGTGTATGAACTCCTTGATATTCATTTTCATATTGGTCATTTATCCATGCACTTTGATAATGTATATTTTTAATTTCATATGAAAAATCTTGAGGACTATTAAAGACTGTATGAAATATACTATCTTTAATTTCTAAATCTGTATCAACCTCCTCTATATAATCTGTGAAGTGATATTCATTTTTAATCTTACCAACTAAATAATCTTGTGCATTAGTTTTATCATCTAGGGTTTCACACTTTGCATTTATTCTATCAACAAGACCTTGTGATACTTGAAACTTAAATGCTATTTGCCCAAAAAAATATTGTTCAGGTTCATTTAACATAGGCAATGTAATTATAACCACCTACATTATCAGGTAGTTTTCTAGATACAAAAATTAAATCATCTGATAATTTTGCCATTTGTTTTTGTAATTTTTTTCTTTGTGTGTCTGTTAAATTATCTTCTAAATCTTGACCCCAATTGCCAGTATAATATGTTATACCTGGTGAGTGTTCTTCATTTTCTTTTAAATATTTTTTAAGATACTTTGGTGTTTCTAATAATTGTTTTTTTAAATGTTGGTCTATATCCACTATGTCATCTCCTTAACTTCTTGAACTACACATTTAGGTATTATTGTAGAATTACCACATTCATCAATACTACCATCCTCTTTAAAATTAAAATCACTAACTAATCTAATGACTTCTTCCTCATCGCTAATTAAGAAACCTGTGCTTAAACATCTAGGTAAAGATTCTTCTTTTACATCTTCTATACTTCGCCATGCACTATCAGATGTTATATCAATCCAATATACATGAACAAATTTATATGGTATCTTTTTAATCTTACTCATCAAACTCTCCTGATAATTTTATTACTACAAGACCTATTACAAATATTATAAATGTTATAGTAGGTAACCAATCTCTAAGAAATAAAAATACCCAATCATCATATATGTTATGCATTATATACTCCTTAAAAGATTATAAGCAATCCAATATATTAAGGTACAATAAAGTCCAATGTAAAGTATAGTAGTTATACCACCAAAAATCATTACAAGTTTATCTATCATTCCACCACTCCAATATAAAGGGTTCCATTAAGTTAAATAGTGCAAAATCGTTTGTTGTAAATGTTGTGATTGCAACAACAACTATAGGTATAAAAACCGTAGCAAAAATTATCTCTAGTGTAGATTTTAATAAGTTAGGTTTTGGCCACCCATTTGGTCCTTCATTACTCACAATCTGGTTCCTCTTCTGTT